AAGTTACGGCGCGACGCCTTCGCCATAAATGGCGACACCGATTGATATGCTTGCCGTCGCCGCGAGGCTGTCGGTAACCGTACAGGTTGCGATGTCCTCCGTGGTCGTGCCGATGGACACGAACCCGGAAAAGCTGGTCGTTGCAGATGTTGACGCGCCGATTGTGAAGTTCGCCAAGTCCAGAACCCACGCATAGGTGTAAGGCCCCGTCCCGCCTGTCGGCGTCACCGTCACCGCGTTAGTCGTCGCGGTTCCCGAACCAACACGATCACCGAATGCGCTGGAAGGCGTTGCAGAGGCGTAGAAGCCCGCAGGCGCTGTCTGGCTGGCAAGCGTTGCGATGCCCGCCACCGCTCCCGTTGCCGTCGCCTGCGCTTGCGATGCGTTAGCCTGAGCCTGCAATGCCGTCGCTTGCGCCTGCGCTGCCGCAGCCTGAGCCAGTGCCACCCCGCTGTTGACGTTGGTCGTGAATGACGCACCGCCGGTCAGGTACTTGTACCACTCGGTTGTAAGCCGCCCGTCCTTGTCCACCAGAGGCACGGCCAGCGATGGCGGATTAGGAGCCCGCGCCATCACAGATCCTCATTGACCAGAACGCCCAGATAGGCCGCCGGCGCGGGGTCGGACTTGCTGAACTGAAACACCATGCCCGCGAGCTTCGTGCGCCCGCAGCGATGCCAGACCGTGCGCTGGTCATAGACGCCCTGCGCGCCGAGCTTGCGGTCACGCCAGTTGCTCCACGTATTGCCGCCATCGGTCGAGATGCGCAGCCGCACGATGGGGTCAACACCCTGCCCGGTTGCAACGCCGACACCCTTGGCGCTCTCGAGCCGCAGCGTGGTCACCGGCAGGCTATCGGGAACTCCGCTCATGTGCGCTGTGAACTCGCGCACGATCTCGGTCCCCATCGTCGTGGTGTTCGCCATGCTCTCGGACGTATAGTCCCGGCTCAGCTCGTCAAACTGCCCCGTTCCATCGCAGACGAACACGCGGCCCGCAGCCGTGATGATGTCGGTATAGCGCCACGAGTTTTGCAGGTTGGTTCCGCGCGTGTGCCATTCCTGCGTGAGAACATCGAAGATCATGCAGGCAGTCGGCGTCCGGTAGCTGACAAAGATATGCCCCCGATCCTGGTACGTCTTGCCGATGATGTTTGCAGCGCCTGCACTGCGCAGCGCAGCGGATACCCAAGGCTCCGAGACGATGGGCGAGCCGCCCTGACCCAAGCGCCGGACGTTGAACGCCTCGTCCACGAAGAAGAGGCTGTTATCAGCTTTTACGATGCCGTCACGGCACGCGCAGCCCACTTGCTGCGTCATGCCTCCCTGCATGGCGAACGGATCGGCGCTGTCGCCGGTCTGCGACCAGACTTCAATCGTCTGCGAGCCCAGCAGGTAGTAGAACTCGCCCAGCACGCGGCCCGCGATGATGTCGTCAGGCGAACTCTCGGCGGTGTAGTAGTTCAGCACCGTGACGTCATCGAGGTCTAGGACAGCCGTGAACCCGAAGCGGTTCTTGTAGGTGAACAGCCCGCGCTGGCCGAGCGTATCTACGGATGTGAACGAAGTGGCGCTCGCATCGCTCAGGAGCGTTGCAAACTGCGGATCGGTCACCGCCGCGATAGCCGTGCCCGTCGAGACGTACAGCCCGCCATTGAACAGGCCAAAGCCCTCGGTTTCCGTAAATGCGAAGTCGCCACGGTCGGTCCCGGCAATGGTCCCAGTGAGGCTTCCCGTCGCGTTCGTTCCCGGCGCGAAGGTGGACAGGGTCGTCCCCTGCGCGATCAGCACCTTGCCGCTCGCATGGCCGTCTGCCTGCCACATCCCACGGCACGCGCCGGCAAAGTCGGCACGCTGGAGACTGCCAGGCGCTTCGATCAGCACATTCTCACGCTGCGGGTCGTTCGGATGCGGCTCGCGGTAGACGTTGTGGCAACGCTTCTCGGGCAGCCCCGTGACAACAGCGGAGGCCGCAGACGTCGCCATCGGCACGCGCATCAGAAATACTCGGCCCGCGTCGGCTTGTTGAACCGCTCGCCGCTGGACACCAGCCGCCGCAGGTTGCGTTCTGCCGTCGGCTCGTAGGTCTGACGGAACGATGCGGCCTGCCCGCCGTCCATGTAGTCGTCAGCCGCATGACACGCCACGTACATGGCCAGATCCTCGAGCATCGACTGCGGGCAAGCGCTGTCGGACCAGTAGGCAATGCCGAGGTCGCGCAGCTTCTCGTTGACGCTGGCAATCAGCCCCTCGATCAGCGCGGTGTCCTCGGCTTCCGCCGTCTCGCCTGCTTGTAGCACCTTGAGCTTTTGCAGCACGCGGTTGCGCAGCTCGGCAAGGGTCGCGTCAGCCATCGATTACCGCCAAGGGCTCTGTCGTGGCGCCCTGAAGCGCCGCGCGCAGCCGTTCAATGCCCCAGCGCTTGTCATAGAGCGCGCCGAGGTCGTCGAGTTGCTGCTTGATGATGGCGCGCTCGTCCTGTTCCCGGCTGCCTCTCGGCGTCGGCGCGTCCTGCGGAACTTCCGTAAAATACGGATGGTTCCGCAGTTTGTTTACCTGCCAGGGCAATAGGTGCCCGACATCAACAGGAGCGCCAGCCGAAAACGTGACGCCGTAGAGGGAGGCGAACTCGTCGCCCCCCTCATCGTCACCCTTCCAGATGAAGGCCGTCATTAAACGGCCAGCGTCGGGTCGACCACGTACCAGACAACCACCGAGACAACGCCGGTATGGCCTGCGTTGCCCGCTGTATTGGCTTCGATCTGGATCTTGGTCTTCTTCGTGAACTGCGGGAGAGTTCCCGCAGCCAGAACGCCACTCAGCGGATACATCAGGCCCACAACCGGCGAGACGTTGCCAGCAGCGAACACATCGCCCGTCAACGTACCGAGATTGCCAAGCCCGTCAGGGTCGGCAGCGTCATACGTTCCCGAGCCGCCGTTAGCGGCCCAGCCGATGTCCATGTCCAGCGTTTCCGTGCCGGTATCGAGGTCGGCGCCGTAGAAGTAGCCTCCGACAACGACAGCGCCGGCCGGAACCCAGCACATTTCGAAGATGTCGCCATCTTCGACCGCTGCTGCGATGGTGTACGTGCCGTAAGCGCATTGAAGGACGCCCGCGCCAGCATAGTGAGCAATCGGGAAGCCCGTTGCACCGCGAACCGCGGTGAGTGTTTCAGCAGCCATTGTTCAGTGCTCCTTACGAATCTGCGGCCGAAGCAAAAAAGCACGAAACCATTCCGTGTTGCTTTGAATTATACGCCAGCTTCTTGACGCCAAGCAGTTCCTCGATGGCGACGCCAGGGCGGAACTGGTAGTCTTTCTGCATGTCCGTGCGCGGGGTCGGCTCTTGGCCCCATGCGATGCCGACAGCCTGCGCGCCGCACAGGAACACCGGACGGACGTCCGTCGTTCCAGAAGCGCCGGCGTTGTTTAGGTTGTAGGTGCCGGTTGACGAAATGTCGTCGATTTCCGGGATTTCGCGGTGGATGATCCCGTCAAACAGGAGGTCACCATCCTGAAACAGCGGGTTGTCATCCATGCCGTTGCCTTCACGCGAGCGAGCCTCACGGTTCGCTTGCGTCATCGTGGTGTCGGCCTTGATGTCCCTGAACGTCCGCGCGCCGTGAAACGCGACGAAATATTCCCGGCCGTCCGCTGTCTTGTACGGGCGGATATGGGGGTCAGCCGACTTGGCGATACGCTTTGCCAGCGACATCGAAGCAACCGTGCACTTGTCATCGGTCGTGTCGAGTGTGGCCGTGGCGGTTGCCCATGTCGCGGAGTAGTTCGACTTGACCTTGCCGAACAGCAGACGGTCAGCGTTCGCAGCCGCGTAAGCGTTGCGGTTCGCAGCGCTCGAATCCGCCAGGATGACGGTCGTGCTGCCGGTCGTGACAGCCGAGAGCATCGCCTTGATGACATCGTCACGCAGCTTCTCCGCTTCCCATGTGCGCAGCATGTCTTTCGCGGCGCCGAAAAGATCGATCTCGGTCTTGTAGGACGTTGATTTGGGAATACGCACCGCGTTCCTGCGCCAATCGACGCTGATGCCGCAGTTGTAGTTGCCAAGCTCTTCTTCGTTGCCGTCGAGAGAGGTTGCGCCGGTTACGCCCTGGCCGACCAGTTTCGTGATCAGCGGGATGTTGATGGTCTTTCCCGCTTCTTCCTGCAGCTCATACTTGGCGATGATGATGCTGGAAGACGACTTGCCCATGTAGGGCTTGAAGCCGGAATTGCGAACGTACTCAGCGTAGTATTGGCTGATCCACTTCTGTTTTTCAGAAGCAGAAGCCAGCATGACTTCTGACATTGGTTATCCTCTGAATAGGTTGTCGAAAGCATTGCCTGGCCCCACGGGGACAGAGCCTGCTCTCGCTGCCGCTGGTCTTCCGACCACTGACGGCGGGGGTTGCTGTGACGATGGGGCCGGCGAGACGCCTTGCCCCTGAAGTTCAGCCAGTACCTGCGCGCGGATCTTCTCGGCTTCGCTCTTGCGCCAGGCTTCCGGGTCTTGCCCGATCTCTGACATCAGCTTGTGCTGGCGGTGCCATTTGACGACAAAGTCGTATGGATGGATCTGGCCTTGCAGTTGCTGTTGCAGCATCGGGTTCTGACCGACAGCGGCAAGGAACGCCTGTTGCGCCTCGCTCACGATGTCCTCGCCATGGGCCTGTCGGGCCATCAGCTCGGATGTGTTGAGGCGTTCGTTGAAGGCGATGCGCTGCTGTTCAGCGAGCGCATACTGGATGATCCCCGAAGGGTCAGTCGGTACTTGCTCAGGTTGTTGCGGTTGCTGGTAGCGTTGTAGCTGTTGCTCGAGTTCTTCCCGCTTGCGGGTCTCGGCTTGTCGTTTGTCGCGCTCGTCTAGAAGCGCGGAGATGGGGACGAAACGCCCTGTTTCTGGATCACGCGCCCTTCCATCGCCTTGCGGCTCGGGCTCGGGTGCGGCTGGCTTCTCGGCTTCGATGACCGGAGCGGATGGCTCAGGCGCAGGCGTTGCCGGTTCTTCAGCGTCCAGAAAGTTCAGCTTCTCATCGCTCATCGTTCGACCTTCCCGTAGTCGTCACGCAATCGCCCGAAGCAGCGGCGTCCTGTTTGACGCCCGATTGACCCCGGCGGCGGGTACGAAAAAACCCGCCTGATCAGGGCGGGTTGCTCATTGGTGAGGGTCCGTCGCTTGGCGTTCAGCCAGCGGACTGCGACCCGTTTGTTAAATTAAACCGGCGTGCCGGTGATGGTGACAACGTGCGCGACAGCCTGCGGCGTCAGCGTGGTTCCGTTGACCAGGTAGCCGAAGAGGCTGGTGCCTGACAGTTTGACCGTTGAAAGGTTGGCACTGCTCGATTTGATGTAGAGCGTTGCGCCAAGGTCTACCACTTGCGCAATGGCAATTGAGCCCAGATAGGCCGACCGATCACCTGACGGCAGATCGAATACCGCATCGTCAGCAATGGCAGAAGGCGGCGTGACGTTGTAGAGATGCAGCGTCCACGCTGTCGTCTCAATCGTGCCGCCATCGATCCGCAGCGAGACATCAGTGATGCGGAATACGCAGCCTGACGGAGCGCCAAGCGCAAAGGTTCCCGCAGCGCCGTGGCAATCGCCCGCCACGTGCGAAGAGGCAGCAGGCGTGAACGTCGCGCTCGCCGTGCAGCTCTGACCAGTTGCGCCGGTTACGCCGTCAACCAGCACCACCGGCTGCGCATATCCGCCCGCCGCCACATCATAAGTAGGCATCACTCATGTCCTTTTGCTTCACGCCGCCATCAGCAGCAGGATCGCTTCGTCCTCGTCTTCCTGTTCCTGCGCAGCGCGGGCCAATGCCTCGGCGCGTTGCCGGTCGTATTGCTCGAGCGCTGCGACAATCGCGGCCTGCGTTCTCGCGAAGGCTGCATCCTGGCGCGCGATGATCTGCTGCGCTGCCAGCGGCGGGATTGCCGGCCGTGGCGTTGGCGGTTGCCAGTCGTCCCCGAAGCCTTTGGAGACGGGCTCGGGCTGCTTCTTCTTGCGCTTCTTGTAGTAGTAGGGGTCTTCAGCAACGCCGCCGCTCTTGGAGCCGCTGGACAGCCCGTTATCGACTGTCGGCGCGTGGCCGGTGATGACGAGCGCGCCCGTTCCCGGCGTCACGCTGACGCTGGTCGGAACCGTAACGCTGGGCGCGTAGCCCTGAAGGACCAGCGCGCCAGTGCCAGGCGATGCTGTGACGCTCGTTCCAACTGAAACTGTCGGAGCGAACCCCGTCAGCACCAGCGTGTCTATGCCGGGGCTGACCGTGGAACTTGCGCTGACCGTTGGCGCTTGTCCGGTCAGGACCAGCGTGTCTATGCCGGGCGATGCGGTGGCGTCGGTCGCCCCGCCATCGGGACGCACCGCGATGGTGTTGGCAACCCACGCCAGAGACGCGGCAATCGTCCACGCAGCCGGGTCTTCCGATGACGCCGCGTTGTCGCGATAAGACGATCCAACACCAACGCCCGCCGCGTTGGGGGCATCGTCGTAAATATCATTGGTCGTGTAATTCGTCGGGCCGTCTGTCGGGTCCGCCGTCTGGTTATCAGACGCAAAAACCGTCAGCCATGTGGTGTCAGCGCTGCCCCAGCTTGGCGTCAGGCTGGGCGAGTTCGGAGCCGTGCTGGTGCCCGTTGCCGCCGTTCCAGCCTCAACACTCTGGGCGCCGCTGATCCGGTAGATATGCCACGCCGAACGCTCGATGGCCGAGGTGTCGATAGACAGAACAGCGCCGTCTTCAGTCCCGTCTGCAATTTTCCAGTACGCCGTCAGGCGCGCGGCTACCCCGCTCGCCGTCGAAAACAGCAGGGTCCATGTTCCCGCCGTGGTGTTGTCCCATGTAACCGTCGCATCGCCATCGTTGGCGAACAGGGCAATGAGAACGTCATCAGCATTGATCGTCGCCGGAAGCGTGACGTTCCGGCTCGTGGCGTTGGTGTTGTTGTTGGCTCGTGTGACGGACTGAACGACTGGAAAGGCCATCGCTTAGACCCTCTCGACGACCATCACCCGCGAACCCGTGAACGTCAGCGAGACTATCTCGCGCTCACCAGCCCATAGCTGCGATGCAGCAGACAGCGCCGCGCTTGCTGAGAGGTCGCCGGGAACAGCCACAAGCATCGTCTCAGGCAGCTGCTGTTGCTCAACGAACGCAGGGTCTTCCGCCAACGCTTCCGCCAGTTCGGCTGGAGTCAGCGGCGCAACCACGCGCCGGGACACGATCTCAGCCATACGATGCATGACCCACGTTTCAGCCATTGGGCGGCGGCTCATCTTCGCGTGCGGCATTCGCCAGTGACAGCGCGAAAAACGTCACCACAACACCCACCTGCACGCCAAGAAGGAAGCTCCAGATATCCATGTGCCGCCCCTATGCCAGCGTGAACACGCCGCTTGCGTTGATCGTCACCGTCAGCGTCCCGGATACCGTCGAGAGGTTCGTCACCGTATCAAGTTCGCAGAAGCAAAGCAGATCGTCGTTGGTATTGTCAGCGTAGATGACGGCGTACTTACAGTCGGTCAGCGTGCTGCTGGTCCATGCCTGGTCGTCTACATCGAATGTGACTGTGCCGGTCGATCTGACCCACGTCGCGGACAGCGTCTTGCCGCCTGCCGTGTAGCCGCTGCCAACGACTTCCGCTGTCAGATCCGCATAGCGGCAGTCGGTCGATGTGCCGGCGAACGTCGCAGCCAATGCCTGCACGTTGGTGCAGATCGCCATCTTGAAGGTCTGCGTGTCGAGGTCAAAGACCCCATCCGCCAACTTTTCCTTGGCGATGTTGAAGACTGTCCATGCGCCCGCAGCCATCAGATATTCCCCTTCTTGATGCGAACGCCCATTGCCTTGCCGGTCTTCGGATCGCGGACCAGTTCCTTCTCGGACGATGCTGCCGCTTTGACTTCCTCAAAGCCCCTCACCATGATCTGCGCGAGCTGTTCCAGGCCTTGCAGAACCGCATCCTGCTTCTGACTGAGGTCATCGATGCGCGGGTCTGGCATTTCTTCAGGCTGTTCGGGCGGGGTCTTGAGCGCCATTTCCTGCGAGCGGAAGCCGTCCTCGGCCTGAGCACGCGACCTGTTGAACTCAAGCTGCTGCTGGCTTTCCTGCGCCTTCGTGGTCAGTTCCTGCGCTTTGAATGCGCGTTCCTGGTCAGAGCTTTCCCGCTCCAGCATCATGCGTTCGCGTTCAAGCGCACGGCTTTCCGCCTCGGAGCCAAGCTTCTGGCGTTCCATCTCGAGCTGAAGCGGGGCTAGCTGGCTATCAAGCTGCGCCTTGGACATCGTCGCCTGCGCCTGCGCCTGCTTCAGCCCAACCTCGGCTTCCTTGCCCGCAATCTCGGCCTCGGCAGCGCGCTTCTGCATCGCCTGCGCCTCGGGGTCCTGCTGCTGGCCTTGGCCGCTCAGGAGCTCCGTCATCTTCTTCTTGCGCTGCGCCGGCAG